TCGCAGCCAGTCCTCGCCGCTCTCCCATTCCGGAGGCGGCACGCCCTGGACGATTGGCACTGTTGTGCATCTACCATTCGGGTGATCGTACATCGTCTCGTTCAGGCCCAATATCTCACCATCAGCCATCAGGCAGGCGGCGCATGTACGGTCGTCGTGGGCCGCCAATCGGCGCTGGCCTTCGACCACGCCGCTCTCTACGTATTGCGCCCGGCTGGATTCACGGTATACCCGCAATTGCTCCGTCCGGGCAATCACCAATCCCTTGTTCAATCCCTGTGCCAGATCATCACGCATCGCCCTGGCCGTCTTGCGCGGGTTCCAACCCAGGCCCGTGCCGTTCACCAGCGTTGTTGACAGCCTGTCCCACACGCCGGGTAGCACGTTGCCCTCAGCATCCCGAACCATCCGTAGTTTCAGCAATTCGCCGAGGGGCGCTCCGTTGGCGGCATTGCCCACCATGTACTCCAACGCTGAGACGGGCAGTACGTCGAAAGCCTGCATGACCTGCGGGTAGGCGGCATACCGGATAGCCTGGCTGGCGTTGCTGATGCCCAGCTGCGCCATCCGTGCCTGTGCCTGTGCTATGTTCCCGTCCAAATACTTCACGTATTCCAACATCTCGTTGTTCGTCTGTAGCAGCAGCTTCTTGTACCTGTCCAGTCGGTATAGCTTGCCCACGCTGACGGCCTGGCCCGCTTGGCGCATCGCCGCCACTTCTTCAGCCAGTGCCAGGATGTCGGCCTCAAGCCGCCGCTCAATGATGACCCAGCGGGCAGCCATCTCCTGCATCTGCACTGTTTCCTGGGCAAGCAGACCGGCCTTGAACTCACGCATGGCTACTACGACGGCTGGGTCAGGCATTAGACATCCTCAAAGAACAGTGCCACCTTGGCAGACCGGCGCATTTGCTCACTTGGTGGCGAAAGCTCCAGAGATTCATCACGACTGGATTCATCATACGCATCCCAGAAGTCGTCCATAAATACCTGGCCTACCGTCAGAAACCTCGCACTGTATGAGTCCGGATTGAATATCCATCGGTACGCCCCTGCTAACCACTTGAACATCACCCCTCCCCTTTCCGGTCAGGCATTATTCATCCCCAGAGTTTTCGATCCACCGAAACTCTATGGTTGCGGACACAAAGATGGGCACATCGTCCCACTCGGGCACGGAACGATCATAATTGATCGTAAACTGTGCGAAATTGGCTTCTGTCAATTGTGCCTTGATGTGATCTGGCACCTTTGCCCAAGCCGCAATCCCCGATAGCCCCAGTATCTTGCCTGGCGCAGCCTTGACCGTGTAGGCTGGCACATGCTCAATTGCTGTACCTGTAGCAACCGGCACAATCGCAGCGCCTACTAGCCCGGCGCCAGCCAGTACACCACTCTTCTTCATGAACTCGCGTCGTGTTATCGTCACTCCACACCTCCTTCGTGGTCAAACTGCCGCTCCTGCTCCAATATCGAATTGCCGCTGTTGTTCGAGTAAAGATGCCGCTAGACTGCTCTGCGCTTTGGCCATCTCGTCCATCTGCATGCCTTCCATCTCATTCATTTCATCTTCGGTGTAGCCCAATTCCATCCAGCGTTTCCGAATCGGCACCTGGCCAGCTTCCCATTTCTGAGCCTTGGTTTCCATCTCGGCCTGTTCGTCAGCCGTCTCGGGCGACTGCCACGTCAATTCAAGTTCCCCCGCCAACTCGCCCGGCTGGTTATTGGCCCGGTGCAACTTGCGGCCCATCTCGAAGGCGGCCTGCCAGTCACCACCGAAGGCCACTTGCATGTCGCTGACTTGCTCTACCAGATTAGCCTCCATTACCTTCAGTGCCACGCCGGACGGCGGCTGTGCGCTGCGGTCCAGCACGAACAGCGGCCAGCCCTTGACAATGGCTAGGATATGCAACCAGGAGAGGATACCCGAGCGAAACATCTTCTCCAGGTCTGCCGGTTCGATGCGCCCCATCCGGCCATCGGATGCCATTGCGTAGAACTTGCCAGCGCCATAAGCTGGGATGCCCGGCTGCCCACTGCTATCCGTGGGTAGTTCCAGCCCAGCGCCCCACAGAATAGGCCAATTGTGGAGGTCAACAGCAATGTCCAGCTCTCCCATGGTGTGATTGAGCACCTTCTGGATGGTTATGATGTCGGCCAATTCGCTGCCATCCGGCGCCTCGAAATTGATGACCGGAATGCCAAGTGGCCCGTCCTTGTCCACCCAGGGTTGCGGGTTCTGGGTAACATTGCCGCCGCTTTCCTCGCGTACCTCAGCTGGCTCCATCAGCCGCCAGCCACCAGCCATCTTCTTGTCCTCGATGTTGCGCTCAATCCGGTCGTCCAGATAGATGTTCAATCTGGTCTTGCCGGTTTCGCCCATCGTTAGCGGGTTCCACCGCTGCCAACGCTTGGAGGCGAAGAGCATGTTGTCATCGTTATCGTAGTGGAACCGCACCAGGCCAGTATCACCATCATACACCAGGTTGGGCGTGAAGGTGGGCATCCGCTTGGTTTCAGACCAACCTACGATGACCGCCACCGAACCGTCCCGCAGGGCACAGCGGTATACATCCTTCTGCTTGCTGTCTAGGCTGTTGGCGTTCCACCAGTCGGTGACAATCCCTGCATACTCCCCGGATTCCGGATCAGCCGGGGCAATACCGTTCGCCTTCAGCTCCAGCCGGTCACGGGGCACGTTCACCGCCCGCTTGCAGATGTTGCCAAACGAGTCCACGTCCAGGCCGTCACCGCGCCCGATTAAGTATTGCTTCTGTCGGTCGGTCAACATCACGCCTTGATCGCCATCATAGAAGAGGCGGTATGCCTCGACCTCTGCCTCGCGTTCGGCCTGCGATGCAATAGCCGCTCGCAGGTAGGCCACCCTCAGTTCATCATCATAGTTCGTTGGCATAACTCAACTCTCGATAGTCGAATACTTCGACTTGCCTACCCTTGCGCCGTAACCACCCGATCATGTACCGCTCAGCGTCCATAAAATGATAACTACTCTTGTCCTCAATCTTCTCTGTCGCTTCTCCGATATCATCCAGCTCCCGGCTGTATGACATCTTCTCGTCTAGATAGCCGCTGAGATCGTCGAATACGTAAATCTCGTTACCCTTGTGGGCACCGTACACCCGGTCAATGCCGACTTCCACGTCTGGAATATCCGGGCCGCGCACTGGCAGGCCTGCCGCCCGAAACTCATCGCGCCACTGGCCCTCACTCTTGCTACCGCCAACGCAGGTTGGGAGGCCCGGCTCCCCTTCCAGCAACTTCTCGGTATGTTCCGCTGCCGTCCGTCCGCCCGCCTTATACTCTCGATAGGCAAACACCCGATCACTGCCCGGTTCCCCGGCATAGAAGATACCAGCCGTGTTGACGCCACCGAAGTCCAGGCCAAGATAGCGCGGCCAATTGCCGGGAATGGCAAAGCGCGGAACCTTGTGCATGTCCTCGTTGAAGCAATCATAGATGAGGCCGGCCGGCCGGGTAAAGATGGCCCGATAGAACATATCGAACTTCCAGCGTGGCAGATCCCGCCGCGCCCGCTCGTACTCAGCCATTGGAAACATCGGGTTCTCAATGCTTGGGAAACTAATGATGTCAATATCCGGATTGCCCTTGCGCTTATCCCATAATTGCTGCTTGAGCCACCCAAGATTGTAAATTGTCGTAGTAAGCAGCGCCCGCCCCTGAGCCAATGCCAGGCGGCGAAGGATGGCTTGCCAAGACGATAGCTTGAACTTCTTTTGCCCAGCCTCGTCCAGCCAGGCCGCCTTGACAGTTGCGCTCTCCAGGCTCTCGGCATCACTGGCGTAACCAAAGAATACATTTGTCTCGCAGGCTTGCCCGGTGTTGTCAAAGGTACGCCGCTGGCCATCTGGCGAGAATGTGAACCGGCGAATTGGTGAACTGGTATACCTGCCCAGCGCCAGCCAATCCACGAACAGCCGCTTGAACTCAGGCAGCGCCTTGAGTTCCAGAAGCGGGAAAGTGGGCGTGACCACGATGTAATCACCCGGGCCACGGGACTTGATCTCGCGATAGAGCCAATGTGAGCCAAACGAGGTCTTACCGCCCTGGGTGCCAGCCAGAACCACCGGGAAGCGCGCTCTACTATTCCAGGCCCGCCACTGACCGGGGTGGAAGTGAAGCTGAATGTCATTTCCCACAATCTCAACAAGGTCATTCGCCATCACTCACTGGCTCAATAGCCGTGATCGTCCTGATCTCAATCGCCTTGCCTCCACTGGTCACGTCCACCTCGTGCTTCGGCGGTCCGTCAATATGCGCATACAGCCACTTCCAGATGTCCATCACGTCTTTGGGCGACGCCTCCAACACTGTGCCGTCGGGAAACGTCGCCCTGCCAGTCGTGGCAATCTGCCAGGCCAGGCATGCCATAAGGCGCTTGCCGGACATGCGCTTATCGCCAACCGTAAGCGTCTTACTACCCGCCCGTGTAAGGATTTCGGTGAGTGCCCTATTCTTTGGCGGCCTTCCAGTTGGATTTCCGCTGGCGCCCTGTTTCCAG